TTATTGAGAGTTTCTCTTACTGTATGTGAACAACAGATAGCGGCAAGAAGTTTTCCGCCAAGATAATTAAAACCAAATGGTTGTGTAGGCACAATATTAAAACACATAATAACAGAATCATTGAATATCTTAATTGTAGCTGGGTCTAGAGTATTGAGAGGATTACCTAATCACTCATTTCTAGGACGAGAATTTATTGTAGGAGAACCGAAACGAATCATGCCCATAACCATTCCGGAATTTTTCTCTTTGACCAACCACAGCATTTGTTTGCCTGGGATGCTCTTCTCAACCGGAGCTGAAGTCGTTATTTCCATGTAGGACATAAACTGATCCTGTTTACATGGCATTACCACAAATTCCATATCTTTAGGGTGCATATCGAATTTATCAAATAAATCGTTTTCTGGGCCCATGCCGGGCAAAGAATAAGGAAATGTTTCCATTCTTTCCATTTTTATTTGACGCATATAATCATCAATACGATTAAAGGTATCAAAGAAATTCTCGAATATATTTGCTGCATGGTAAGCATCAGTCTTGTTTAGAATCATAATAATAAAACCTAATAATATAAAGTGTATTATACACTAATCAAAAGAAAAAGTCAAGAAGTTTTTAATGGTCTTCATCACTGTCATATTCGACATCGATTATTCCTTGAGACTCAAAAAAACTTAAAGTGGATTTTATACCCTGTTGGTTTCCATAGTACCTACCTGTATAATATGATACAGCCATTAAGACCAAACAAGTTAGTGTAAATTCGTAACTAGTCATAAAACTTTCCTTACATTTTAAAGTTTGAGAAATTTCCCTTCTCTGATTTTATTCTTTGTCCAGAAGCACTATTGTCGAAAACTGGACCTGTATCTTCTTCAGGTTTGTTTAATACACAAAGACTCTCATCAACATCGTGAAGTCGCATCTTAGATCTTTCTACACCTATAGTAAATCTTTGATTGACACTTGGATCATTATATCTGTTTTTCAATTGTTTGACCAATATTTGATTGTTGTTTGCAAGTTCATCATTTGATATGAGAGCAAACATTAAGTCAGCTGTCGCAGGCAGTCCAAATGATTCAGAAGTATCTTCAAGACCGACATCATCATTACTATAACCTGATCTTGTAGTCTGAGTCGCAGACATTATTGGTAAGTTAAATTCTACCGCAAGACCTCTCATCTCTTCCGCAATAGACTTTATGTAAGTATAGGAGTTAATCGAACCTCCCATAGACTTCATTCGAGCAGAGGCACAAATATTCAGATAGTCAATATAAATAAGTTCCGGTACAAAATTCTTCTTAAGTTTCAACTCATTTAATAATGCACGAAAATGTGAAGTGTTTGCTTGACCAGTCGGGTATTCTTTAATAATAAGTTTACCTTGAGTCTTATCCGCAATTGACTTCACTCTATCCTTAAACTTATCCTCTTGCATATACTCAAGAGAACCTATATCAACATTCAGAAGGTTCGCATCAATACGTTCTGCGATACGTTCTTCCGCCATTTCCATAGTGATATATAGGACATTACGACCCTGTGATAAAGCGGAAGCTGCACAATGACACATGAATAAAGATTTACCAACACCAGTTCCAGCGAGAGCAATATTCAAAGTCTTATTGGGAAGTCCACCCTTAGTAATACGATTAAAGTAATCTAGATCAAAAGGAATGCGTTCCTCTTGTCTATGGTAAAACTCAAATCTTTCGTCTATGTTCTCTAAGTAATCGTGACCAACTGCTGTATCGAATGTAACAGCAAGTGCTTTACTAAGTACATCGGGTATAGCATTCTTTGAAAGAGTTTGATGTTTTCCATCAATTATCTGAATTGACTCCATGACACTATTAAACACGGCACGATCTTGACACCACTTCTCAGTGGAATCAATCAACCATTCTAAGTTTTCTTTTTGCGGAGTAAATATATTCGGCAATATTTCTATTGCGTGTCGATACTGTTCGTCGTTTAGTCTGTCGCCAGAATCGATTTCAATTTTGAAAGCTTCCATACTAGGAAGTTTATTGTATTTAGCAATGAATAACGTGAACTCTTTAAAGAGACCTTTGTAGACCCCCTCAAAGTATTCGGGTTGTAAAAATGCAGCAACCTTTCTTGCGTAATCATCATTCGTTAACAGATTCCTCAGAATCGTCTGTTCCAGTGTTATCTCCAACTTCATCATCTCCTGTAACTAAGCTACCTTCATTATATGCTACCTCAAGAATATTCTCAAGTATTTTTGTGGTCTTGTTTTGTAAATCAACATCTTCAGATGTAAGACCATCAATGGGAGAGGAGACTACCGAAAAACTAAACTTCAGTCTATCCATCTCTCCGTCAAATTGTATGTTACCATACACAATTACAGTTTCAACAAAATCTCCAGTAAGAATTCTTACGTGCCAGGCTTGTTGGTTACTTGCTTCACCAACAGGTACTAACTCATAATCTACATTCTCAGTTTGATTAGATTGTTCATTCATAATAATACCCTATTATACACTATTCTGGGGGGTTTGTAAACCCCCTTTTAAAAATAAATTATGCTGCTTCATTCTCTACTTCGATATCAAGTTCAACAACACTCTGTAGACCTATTTGATATTGTTTCTTTAGGAAGTCTTTGAAGTCAGTTTCTTTAAATATAGGAGACCAGAAGTCTTCTGTGAGAGTAACATCTTTACGAACCTTCTTATCAGTTCCAGCTCGTTGATACCAACCGTTAGATGGTTTTTCCACATAACCTCCAGCCAATGCCACATCAAGTAGACCCGACCATTTTTCTACACCACCATTCCAAGACACACTGATAGGAATCTTAGAATTTTCTTTGGCGTATCGAGACTTCTCAACTTTAATTACAAAATCATAACCAGTAACTTCTGTACCAGTCTTGTTCTGTCTACGACCAATGATCCATACATTGTCTGCACTATACATGATACCAGTACCGCCAGAGACAACATCTTTAGGATAGAGACCGATCTCTTTGTATGTATGGTTAATAGCGATCATAGGAATCTTCTTCATATTTAAGTATGGTGTTGCCATACGGAATAAAGACTTGAACGCTTTTGCACGTGACATATCAGCAACAGACTTACCATCTCTAGCATCATCTAATTCTTTCTTAGATGCAAGGTTACCGACAGAGTCAATTACTATAATAACATCATCTTTCTCAGTTAAGTTTTCTAACTGATTGATTAAGTCAAACTTTAATTCCTCAACATCTTTGATAGGTACGTGTAATACACGAGTAGTGTCTATACCAAACTGATCAAAATAAGACTGAGGAGATCCAAACTCAGAATCATAAAAAAGCATCACTGCATCTTTTTTATGTTTAAGGTAAGCACCAGCCATCAATAATGCAAAGGAAGTCTTGAAGTGTTTAGATGGACCAGCAAGAACCGTAAGGCCTGGCGTTACTCCCCCATCAGTAGAACCAGAGAGTGCTACATTTACCATAGGCACTTCAGTAGGAACCATATCCACTTCAGTAAAAAACTTACTATCCGCAAGGGTAGAACTATCTTTTACTCTAGACTGTTTTTTCAATTTATCCATTAAATTCATTCTTTATCTTCTCCAAAATTCACAAATGTAATATTATTAACTCTTTCACGATCATCTAACTCATAGTCCTTTCGGTAACGAGTGTTGATATCTAGAATTCTTTCTAGAATATCCATTGATACTATGTTCCCATCTTCATCAGTCTGTTCAGAAAACTTTAAGAGAGCATTAGTATCTTTCGGCAAACATGCGCCACCGAAACCACGTTTCTTATCGAAGCCCGGCACACGTGTATGACCGATTCCGACTCTGGGATCTAATCCCACAGTACGTGATATAATATTGTAACTGCAACCATACATATTAATCAAATCATAAATCTGATTAAAGAATGTAACCTTAGTCGCTAGGTACGAATTGATTGTATACTTTACAAAGGAAGCTCCAAATGCTGTCATATAGTGGTAGTCATTAGATGCACATCCACTAAATATATCATAAATTTCACTTAGTTCACGAGTTGCAGATTCCGATCCACCCATGACATGATAGTCAGCATTGACAAAGTCCGCCTTGGCATTAGACTCTGTAAGAAACTCTGGGTTATAAACAAAACGATCCGTATCCTTAAGATCCATAGAACTATAAATCTTATCAATTATATCGGGAGTTACTGTCGATTTAACAACAACTAATGCTTTAGTATGGATAAGAGATTTTTGTACTGCATCAATAACAATAGTAGCATCAACCTTACCATCTTCGCCTTGTGGTGTTGGTGCGCATACGAATACGAGATGAGGAGAAAACTCTTTCAAGTCATCAATGGAAGTATTATATTTTGGGTCTACAGCATAAGACTTCACCAAAGGATGGGTGAATGCATATTCTACAGCCTGTCCAACAAACCCATGACCTACTATAGCAAGTCGGAATTGGTTATTAGGACTCAATGGTTCATTATTCATTATTTAACCTTATGGTAATCTTTGTACCACGCATAAAAGTTTTTAATACCGTCTTCGATATTAGTTTTAGGGACGTAACCCAATCCCTCCAGTTTAGTCGTATTAGACCAAGTCTCTAAAGAATCTGCTGGATGTCTAGGAACCAAATCAATTATGGCATCTATACCACAGTTCTTTTCAATCTCCCTTACAAAATGCATAAGGTCAACTTGTTTGCCACGACCAATATTAAAGATTTCACTATTCCCAATTTCATTATTGTGAATAACGATTTCAATACCATCTAAGATATCTTCAACGTATGTGAAGTCTCTTTTCATATTACCATAATTATACACTTTTATTTCGTTTTTGTCAAGTATATTTTTAGTAAAATCAAACAAAGCCATATCGGGTCTTCCCCAAGGGCCATATACAGTAAAGAATCTAAGTCCTGTATTATTCAGTCCAGATATCTCAAACTGAATTTCGTTGATGTATTTGGTATAAGTGTAGGCGTTTAACTGTTTTCCGAGTATCTGATTTTCTTTCCATCCATCTTCAGGTATCTCAGTTCCACCAAACACACCAGAAGTTGATGCATAAATGACTCTAACATCAGGAACAACTTCCTTACACATTTCAATAAGGTTTTGTGTACCGTCAATGTTGTTTGCATGGTATTCAGATTCCTTTCCGAAAGAATCTCTAACTCCAGCATGTGCCGCAAGGTGAACTATAGTATCAGGTCTAAAGTCACCCAATACAATTCTTAATCCATCCCTATCTCTCAGATCACATTCAGAAACATCTAATCCAAAATGATTTACTCTATCTCTTTTCAGTTCTGGTTCATAAAGATGATTGTTGTAGTTATCTAAACCACGAGCATCATGTCCACTATTCCTTAACCTATTTGTTAATTGTGAACCGATAAATCCTGCGGCTCCAGTTACTAATATTTTCATTAACCTTTCCTATAAACGTATTCTAGCGCTCTATCGGCTTCTACGATAATTG